GTAGGAGTTCAGTGCGAGCAACTTCCGCTTTTCAGGAACGCTGGAATATATGATTTCTTCCCGAGGATGCCGTTCTGGCTGAAAGCTGTCGCCGGCTCCACGGTTGCGTGCTTTCGGAGCGGCAACGGCTTTGCGGGCAGCGACAGCGCGGGCTATGCTTTTTGGGCGTGCCCGCTTGCTTGCATTAAATAAGTATCCGCGCCCTATATGGGTGCGGTGAGGGAAATTATGAGCAACTTACATGCATCGGAAGTAAGACCAACAAAAGACGATTACTTCGACAATTTCATAGATCTGAAGGCAAAAGTATTCACATACATAAGCCAGGATTTCGGACCTTCGAAAAGAACACTCTCAGATGGAAGTCGTAATGAACTGTACTGGGAGTATAAAAGGATCCGGAACAGGATCGACGATACGATGGCCGACGTACTGGTTTGTATCGTGCACGCGAGAACCATATGGATAACCAGTCTATACGATTACAACGAGCGGAGAAGATACATCAGTAAAGCAATCGGTGATTGCGAAATTGTTATTCAGGAGATACAGTTCGCGATAAGAACGCTCGATATCAAGACTTCGAAATATATAAATCTGATCAAAGATTTCGAGGTTCAGATTTCAAAGCTTCGAAACTGGAGGACATCGGATAATGCCATCAAAAACCGACTAATGAAGGGAAAATAGGGTCGCTTCTATATGTCGCCAGCTCCACGAATGCGTGCAATCGGAACAACAACGGCAATGCGAACAACAACAGCGCGAGCAATGCTAATTGGGCGTGCCCGATTACTTGAAAGATAGAGCCGGAAGCTAAGTGCGGAAGGCCTTTTATATCGATCAAGCAAGGAGAGGCGATCCTTCCGAAAGGTAAATTATTGATGAGGACACATCCTGTTACGACAGCCGATGTTATAAGTCGCATTGAGTTATGAGTTTATTAGATACCTGCTTTTCCGCTGAACATCTTCATGAATCATTCATGGAGATCAGAAAAAGCATTCATTTTAAGTACAATGTTCAAAATTATAGAATCAACGAATTACAGGAAATCCTGAAATTTCAAAGCGCATACGAGAACGGCGAGTTCGCATTTTCAAAAAGCCGGCCGTTCAGGATGCGTGAAAGAGGACACGAGAGGCTGATTCATCCGATCATTTTCCGGGATAGAGTTGTAATACATGCATTCTGCAAGTATGTATTGATCCCGAAGCTCTTGCCATATTTGATTTATGACAACTGTGCGAGCTTGGAAGGAAAAGGGATAGAAAAAGCACAGGATCGATTCAGAGTACATCTGAAGAAGTTTTTCTTCAAGAATAAGACAAATGAAGGTTATATCCTTCAGATAGATTGTCGGAAGTATTTCGATAATCTCAGGCATGACGTGATTATCGAGACAATGAGCGAAAAACTCACAGAAGAAGAACTCAATTTCTTGAAACTGATTCTCAAAGAGAACGAGATCGATGTCTCCGGGATGACAGACCAGGAGGCGGACAGATGCATGAACGGATTATTTGATTCGCTGGACTACGCCTCTAAATATTATCCTCAATCCGGCGAGAGAATGTTGCCGAAATCAATCGGCATAGGAAGCGAAGCTTCACAGACAATCGGACTGTATTACCTACGGAGAATCGATAATTACATCAAAATCGTAAAAGGATTCAAATACTATGCGCGTTACATGGATGATTCATATGTAATCCATAAAGATAAGCAGGTCCTGAAGGAATTACTCGAGGAATTGAAGATTCTATATAAAGAGATCGGTCTCGAAGTGAACGAGAAGAAAACGCAGATATTCAGAATTGACAGACCTGTCACATTCCTTAAAACGATCTATATCCTGACTGACACCGGTAAGGTTATCATGCGCAAGCATAAGGATACATTTCACCGGGAGAGGATAAAACTGAAGAAGCTTAAGAAAAAGGCAGAAGCAGGCGAGATCACCTACAAATCGATAGAAGAGCAGTACAGAAGCTGGAGAGGTACGATCATGCGAAAAAGAAAAGGAACGAAGAAATTAATGTATAAAAACCAAAAACAGATCGCATCGATGGATAAGCTCTATAATGAGCTTTTTATTTTGCCATTTATACGAGGTGAGAGACCATGATCTTCCAGACACTAGCAGAAAAGCAGGCGCAGATCATCGAAGAGATGGGAAAACTCTGCAGACAGCTCATTGATGAACTTTCACAATACAAAAACATCGACGAAGAAGAACAAAGATTAAAGGAATTGGAGGGGAACGCCATTGAATACAATAATCCTTGAAGTCAGCGAAAATATAACAATAGCACTTATCACGGGAGCTGTAGGTATTCTGACATCACTAATCGGAGCGATCGGAGCGTTTCAAATATCGGCAAAAAAAGACCGCGATAAACAACGGGAAGATCTCAAGGCCGAGCTCATCAAATACCATGAGAAGAACCGGGAGGAAATCAAAAAGATTCAGGAAGGTGATTTGAAAGAAATTCGAGAAGATGTTACATCGATGGGAGCCAACTTGCAACAGAAAATAGCTATCATCGAAATGGAATTAGGCCATACACGAAATGATATAACTACTTTATCTGCACGGGTAGAAAAGCACAACAACGTCATCGAACGCACATACCGGCTAGAGGAAACAGATAAGCTGCTCGACGAAAAAATCAAGGTAGCAAATCATCGTATAGACGATCTGGAGAAAAAGGCATGAAAAAAATAAATACACTCGACAAGGTGCTGATCATTTTGGCATCTTTTTTGTTTCTCTTTATTACATCGACCGTGATCATATACACGGTCAAGGGCTGGCGGTATGACACGCTCATAACTTGTGTAATGGGCGGTGGAGGCGCCGAAGTATTAGCGACGGCAATCATACAGATAGCGAAATACAAGCACAAAGACAAGGAGGTAGAAGATGGATCCGAAAACATTATCAACGATAACTGAGCTCACGATTACACTGATAGTTCTGATTGTGAGCGCCTATGTAGTGCCTTGGCTGAAGACCAAGATTAAATCAGACAAGCTTGAACAGGTCGAGAAAGTATGCCAGAAAGCCGTGAGAGCGGCAGAACAGTTATACGCTCCCGCTGAGTGGTCAGAGAAAAAGACATATGTCCGGGAACTGGTCGTTAATTACGCAGCGAAACATAACATTGATCTGAATATGGTCGAGATAGACGCGATCATCGAAGGAGTTGTCAACTACGTAAAGCATAACAAGATCGGAGGACAGGCAGATGCATAGCAGGCAGGCGATACTTGATGTCATGAGGTCATGGGTCGGATGTCACGAAGGCGACGCGACTCATAAACATATTATTGATACATACAATTCCCATAAGCCTCTCGCTGTGGGCTATAAAGTGAAATACACGGACGACTGGTGCGCGACTACCGTGTCAGCAGCTGCCATTGAGTGTGGATATACGGATATTATCCCGACGGAATGCGGCTGCGAGAGAATGGTCAAGCTCGCCATCAAAATAGGAATATGGGTCGAGGATGACAGCTACGTTCCTATGCCGGCAGACATCATCATGTACGACTGGGATGATTCCGGCAAGGGTGACAATAGAGGCTGGTCAGACCATACCGGATACGTCGAAGAAGTTAAGGACGGATTTATTACCGCGATCGAAGGAAATAAAAGCGACGGAGTAAACCGCCGCAGGATCCCTCTGAATGGCAAATATATCAGAGGCTTCATAGCTCCGAAGTATGACGATGTTCCTGCTTCGCAGCCGGTACAAACACCGCCGCCCGTACAGAGCGCAGTTAAGAAATATGTATACGGAATAGATCTATCCGAAAATCAGACAGCTGTAGATTTCTCAAAGGTTAAGAATGCCGGGTATGAATTTGTAATCTTAAGATCAATCAAAAGAAACGGTACAACGGATCCCAAGTTCAGCCAGTATCTCACAAATGCCAAGAAGGCCGGGCTCAATGTCGAAGGAGTATACAAACTCAGTTATGCTATGAATCCGCCGGAAGCATTCAATGAAGCCGTAAAGGTAGTCCAGCTCCTGAACAGTTCGAACTGCAGGGATGTCACGATATGGCTCGATCTCGAAAACTACGGCGGACAGCAGGTACTCGGCAAGGTGGCCATCGAAGCAATCGCAAGAGGTTTTCTCGATTATTGCGAAGCTTCCGGCTTCAAAGTCGGGATCTACTGCAACCTCGACTGGTGGAACAACCACATCAGTGATTATCTTAAAAAGAAATACAGATTCTGGATTGCCAGATATGGAAAGAACACTGGAAAGTTGGACGAAGCATATCGTCCAAACATTCCGATGGAGATGTGGCAGTTCACATCTCACGGACAGGTGGACGGAGTGAAAGCTCTTCCGAAGAACTACGTAGATATCAACGTTAAATGCTGATAGCTGCTTTTACATTTTTATTCTCTCTCATGGGCCGTTTGCAATAGCAGGCGGCCCGATTTTTTAAAACAGTGTGCGGTATCGAATGCGGTACAGAGCGCGCAAAGCCGCATTATTGCGCTGTTTATGTTTGCCTTTTAATCAGGTTGTCGGGGGTTCGAATCCCCCGTGTCTCATGTAGCGAAAAGCCTTGATTTTACAGCGATTCAAGGCTTTTTGTTTTTCTCGTTCGCCGTTTATTTTTATACATTTTCGTACATTTTCGTACATATTGATGCGGGATTAGATGCGGGATTTTTTCTCCTGAGCCGCGTTATATGCCTCGATCAATTTCCCTGCCGTTTCAATATCCTTCATATCGACATGAGTATATATATCCGCTGTGATGGATATATTCGCATGTCCCATGAGCCGTTGAGCCGTCCTGACGTCAATCCCGGCGCGACAGAGATCCGTGCAGTAGGTGTGGCGAAGGCAATAAGGGACAAAATCATCCGCCAGGGGCAGAGGAGGGACGAGAGCGTTCCGATAGATCTTACACCCCATTGAAATATTCATATCCCTCTTTAAATGCGCACAGAGGCGGTTATATGAGCTCTCAGAGTGTTTATTACCACTGCGGTTCACACAGACAGGCTCAAACGGCTTGGTTCGCTTTATGACCTCATATACATCGAGCGGGATCGGAACGAACCTGTCAGAGTTCTTTGTTTTGGTTCCCCGGATGTGCAGCAGGCGGTTGCTGTGATCGATATCCCGACCGATCAGATTGACAGCTTCTTCAGGTCTGCATCCGCATTTCAAAATGATAATGAATAACAGATACGTAGGATCCTTCGCATACACCTCAAGAAGATGCTTGCGCTCGTGCTCTGTGATGCTCCGCCGGGATCCTTTCGTATATTCCGGAAGCGATAACCGCACAGCCGGGCTGAATTGTATCAGTCGGTTTTCAACAGCAGTCTGAAAAAGGAAGGACAGCTCCTGCTTCAGCTTGATCAGATGAGAGTACGACATCCCTGCACAGTCATTAAGAATGTTCTGGCATTCAACGGCCCGGACGTCTATGAGAGACTTCTTCCCGATCCGGGGCGATATATACTTCTTATACCGGTTCTTTATATCCTGCAATCCTTGGATATTTGATTTGTACGTATCGAAAGCTTCATCAGCCCACATGTCAACTGTGGTATGCTTGTTGTAAACAATAACGCTGTCCTGTAGTTGCTTCTTTTTGAGAGCTTTTCGCTCATATAGTTCCTCCAGCGTATGAGCATATACTTCATAGCGTTTGCCACGATATGAAAATGAAGTTCTGTATTCGTAATTCATAACGCCTCCGAAATTTTACTATAAATTGCACCGGTGCAACTAATAACCGACTTGATCAGCGGCATATTCAGCTTCCTCTCGCGTATACTGATCTCCGTATTCGGAAGACAGCTGATCGATCAACCCCTCTCTTGAAAAAGATGTCAGATTCAAATAATCTTTCGCCGATTGCACCGCTTGCTCCTTCCAGTCAACCATACCGCGCTGTTCAAGATATGAAACTGCAAATTCTGCATCCTCTCTCGGAAATTTGTCGCCGTATTCAGAAGATAGCTGATCGATAAGTCCTTTCCGGGAGAACGATGTCAATCTCAAATAATCCTCCGCAGATCTCACAGCGTTCTTCTGACTCATAGTCATAGAGTCATCTTCAGAATCTGCTTCCGACTCCGATTCTTTCACTTCTTTTACAGGATTCGAGGCAGCTTCTTCAGCCTGCGCATCCTCTTCAAGCGTCTCTTGAATTATTTTTTCAAGTTCCTTATTTGCAAGGGTATTGTTGGAAGCAGCCGAATTCTGCGACTCACTCGCAGCGGATTCGTCATCCCCTACAACCCGGATCTCGGGAGTAGCTGACGCTTCGCGCTCATCCTTCGAGGATGATTTTTTACCACATCCGACTAAAATGGCACAAACAAAAATAATGAAAATAGTAATTACTTTTTTCATGATAGCCTCCCATTCCATATATTCTGCAGGTTCATTAATCGTCTGATTCACCATACATATATCCGATGGATTTTCCGTAATATTTAGACAGCTGATAAAGCGTCTCAATATGAGGCAAGGCTTTATCAGGCTGCTCCCACGAGGCGACGGTCGTGGGATTAGAGCCGATCTCCTCCGCAAGTTTAGCTTGAGACAATCCTTTTTCTTTGCGACATTCAATTAACCTTTTCCTGATGACTTCTCTTATTTCATAATCTTTCATATTCATGGTCGATTCTCCTTTACACATTGATTATACTACATTTTTCGGAGAATGTACGAAAAAAATGTAGTAAAAATATAAAAATGTATTGACATACGAAAAAATCGTAGTAGAATAAGGAACATGAACTACGAGAATATCGTAGTAGAAAGGAGCGAACATATGGAAGTGGGAAAAAGGATAGGTCAATATCTTCGAGAGAGAGGCATCAAGCAGGCGTTCCTTGTATCTGCAACCGGGATGACTGCTTGCGCAGTATCAGATATATGTAGCGGAGCACGCAAAACCATAGACGTTGTCGAATATTGGAAAATATGCAAAGCGTTAGCTGTTCCTCTCGAAACATTCCTAGAAGAAGCAGCGTAATTTTCGGGAGAATCGACCATAAAGGAGAAGTTTTCATGAAATCAGCATGGTACACATCAAGAAATACAGTAGGCGGCGAATCACTATTCATCGCCATGAGGGACAAGGACATCAACCAGATCAGACATTCGGGCAATGTCGAAACCTACGGGAACTATGAAACTGACAGGGCAAAAGTTGAAGCGATTGTTCGCAAGCTCAACAGCGGCGAGATAATTCCGGAGGGAGAAGAATGAAGATCCGGACCGAAAAGAAAACTTACACCAACATCGCAACCAAAGCGAAGACAAAGCAGGCGATATGTGATCAGCTTTGCAGGACTATCCAGATGACTGAAGCCGGCGATGATCTCGAAGCCCTTCGTTATGATCCGGACAACGAAATAGTTCACGCTGATTTTGCCAACAACTACGATCTTAGACTGATCAATGTAGCCTATGACAGCGGATGGGCCATGATCAAGGATATTGTCAACAATATACACCTGTAGGAGCGGAAATGACAGCGCGAGACATAGAAAACGACATGAAGAAGTCAGTCGGCGGAGCTTCATTCATAACTCCCGGGAAACTGGCTCAATACCTGGGAGACAAAAACCCATCGCGGGTGCGGGAGAAGTATTTATCAGATTTGTCCAGGATCGAGGGCACGAACAAATATTTTATTCCGGAAGTAGCACGACAGATATATTACGCAATAAGTGGCAGATAGAAGACGGGGCGCGGCAACCATAACAATACTTTTTGTAACCCCTTATTAAAGTAAAAAAACTCCCCTCATAAGTGAAATGATTGCGAAACCGGCCGCGCCCTATCTTGTATAGGAGAACTTATGACACCCGAAGGCAAATTCATTTATTCAGTCGATTTTGACGGCACGCTCTCAAACGGCAAGTGGCCGGAAACGGGAGAGCCGAACGTACAGCTGATCAATTATCTGATCCGCCAGCGACTGGATGGCAACAAGATCATACTGAACACGAACAGGACAGGAGAGCTGCTTGATTCCGCGGTAAGGTTCTGCAGGATATACGGCCTCGAGTTCGATTCGGTCAACGAAAATCTTCCGGAGATCGTCGATGCATACGGATCAGACTCCCGGAAGATCTCGGCAGATTTTTACATAGATGACCTGGCAATACACCCGCAGGATTACGACTGGGGATATCTGAACCTGCATAAAAGAAATCTGAAAAAGGGAGGAGGCATATATGAGGGATAAGGTATACAAGCTAGGGGTTATAGTAGCATTTCTCGGGATATCCGGGATTGCCGAAGCGATCACCGGACAAGGATCCGGAACAGCTTCACTGATATTTTTCATCACAGGACTGATTATGTGCACAATGGGATACACCAAAGGAGGAGAGTATGAAAACACTGAACATCTACGAAAAAGGCGATAGCGTTATGGTCAAGGGAATAGTTGCTGAAGCGATCATTGACGACAACGGAACGCACAAGTACAGGGTCAAGGATGATAAGTCGGGACTGATCTTCGGCACCTGGTACACCGGCGAAGAGCTCACGGCACAGACGACCGAAGAAAACTGAAAAAGCCCGCAACCGGGCTCTTAAACACTCGATCACAGATATTAAAGTTAGAGGGAATGAATGTACAAAGTAGACATATACCGGTTCCGTACCAGTACGGAATATGAGTATAAGTTTTGCGGAAACTACGGAGCCAAGGGAGAGAAGCGGCATAAGAAGCAGAAGAGAACGCCGGAGGATATCGAGAGACAGAATCAGTATCAGCGTACCAAAACAGTCAGACATTTGATCAAAGCCAACTTTACCGAGGGAGATTACTGGACAACCCTCACCTTCAAAGACAAGGATGGCCAAACGATCAAAGACATATCGAAGAAGGTATCAAAGTTTCTTGAAAATTTGAGGTACCAGTACAAGAAGGCTGATACACCGTGCAAGTACATCTATCGGATCGAGATCGGATCGAAGGGCGGGATCCATGTTCACATCATCCTGAAGAGGATCCCGGACCTTGACCGGCTCGTTGCGAGATACTGGCCACACGGCAAGACGATCAACGAGCTCCTCGATAACGGAACATATGAGCAGCTTGCCGATTACATTGTGAAGCCTCCGACGGATCAGCAGAAGAAGCTTCTGAAGACCTTCGACGAGGATCCGAAGAAATTGATCCGGTATTCCTGCTCCCGCAACCTTGACAGACCGGTCCCGGAAACAAAGACATACTCACAGCGCACAATGCGCCATGTATTCAATAGCGATCTTACACCCGAGAAGGGTTTTTACATAGACAAGAATTCAATAAGACGAGGAGTGAACGCATTCACAGGAATGGGCTATCTCTACTACCAGGAGATCAAGCTCAGCAGGGAAGAGACCGGTCCACCGGTCAGGATCTGCGAATGTCCGATCTGTCACCAGTTCACACTTGACTTCGTTCAATGCGATTGTCAACTCAAGAAAGGCAGAAAACGTGTACCACGTAAACATTTACGTTGAAACAACAATAAAAGCACCAAACAGGGCAGCAGGCCGCGCTATGTGGCTGATAGAGTTCATAAAAGAGAACAATCCGGCTGATCCTATTGTACGCAAAGGATTCGTTGAATTCGCGGAGACAACAGAGGATCAGATCACACTCACAGCCATGATTAATGCCTTGTCGAGACTTACAAAAAAATGCGAAATCAGCATTTATACAAAGGCTCGGGGCGTATTAGCTACTCTCGATACGCGTAGATTCGAGGGTTGGCAGGCTCAAAAGTGGATCAATTCCTCTCAAAACATGGTAAAAAATGCCGAATTGTGGGAAATCCTCACAGAATTGTTAAAGAATCATTCCTGGACCACCAGTGCAGCAGAGCACTCATTCAAGTCACTTATGGAAACGGAGCTTCGGACATGGCAAAGAGCATAATTCAGGCCAAGACAGGAAAGCTCGACAGGGAATGCTTCTTATGTCGGCTCAATACGACGGCGGAGCTTCCACACACCGGACTTGACAAACATCATTTCATGCATGGGACAGCAAACAGACGGCTTGCCGAAAAATGGGGACTTTGGGGCTATCTGTGCAAATTCCATCATCAAGATGGCCCGGAGGCAGTACATAAAAACGACGAAACAGACCTTTTTCTCAAACAAGTGGCACAGGGACGCTTTGAAAAACTATACAGCCACGAGAAATGGATGGAGGTATTCGGGAAGAATTATCTCGTCTTGTGAAAAAAGAGAAACCCTGTTGAATGGATAGAAACGACAAAATGAGATCATATCGGGGAAATGGGCGGGGAGGACTATGTTTCCTCAACTAATCTGAGACAGGAACAAAGAAGCTGCCTCCTGCGGTACCCGATTGATATAAAAAGCGCGCGAGGGTTGAGACACCCGCGAAAGCAAAAGAAGCTATAAACATACCTGAAATTGTATCACGACATACCAAAAGCCATAATGCCCGGGCAGGAAGGAGGCATATTGCGAGGAGGAGTATTGAAGGGAACCACAACACAGTTATTACTCGCCCTGACCGTCTTAACGGCGGCAAAAGGCGTAAACACATTCATGGATCATGAGGAACGCTGGTACAACCTCGACATGAGCAGGGTTGTTCAGACGGCGAAGAAGAACGGAATCCCGGGATCGTACAGCGTGAGATCAGACGGAGTGAAAACATATAACGGATTCGTAATATGCGCCGGAGCTCCGGAGCGATACGGCGAGATCATCGACACGTCGCTCGGAAAAGGACTGATCATCGACACCGGCAAATTTGTCGAAGAGGATCCTACCATGATCGATATAGCGACGAACTGGTAACAAGGAGGCAGAAAATGTTTGATAAGTTCGGAGAATTTGATTCATTTCATGAAATAAACAAAGCAGCCGAAGGACTGAAGGAAGAGGGAGACATCGAATCTCTCAAAGAGCTGGCCAAAGAGAACGGGATAGATCCTGAAGACGTAAATGATTATGTCGCCGGTAAAATGGCATACCTTGCAACCGATCTGACTGCAGCTGTAGGGAAGCTCGAAGTCGAAAAAGCTGATTACAAACACGATTTCATTTTTATCGACTGGTTCAATTACATCATGACGTGCGTAACAGATCCCAAAAACGAAAGAATAAGGACAGCTGTAAGACTCAAAGGGAAATCAATCAAAGGATGTTACGGATATATCCTGAAATGGTCTGCAAAGAACATGTTACCGGTAGATTCAGAGATCAAAAAGGCAGCAGGCTTCAACGGGACGGTAAAGATGGGAATTCCTGACATGAACACAGCGAAGGCCTTGATCAAAGAATACTATCTCGGAGGTAGATCATGAGCGCGATAGAAAATCCCGGAAATCTCAAAAAGCTCAACATCGATAACTGGGCAAAGAAACAGTATAAAACACACTACGTCTACTATCGGCGCAAGGGATCATATTCACATTGCCACTGCTCTGAATGCGGTTCAAAGTATGTACTTCGGGCCGTAGAGACCGGAGATCCTTTTCAGGATGCGGCAATGGATATCGAAAAGCCCGAAAGAGACAAAGCAACGAAGTGCAGAAGCTGCGGAGCAAAAGCAATATACAAACCCGCCGGGCATACCGCTCCGGAACGGTATTTCAACCGGATATGTTACGGACAGAAGATCGACGATGAACATTTCGTTTTCAGGATTTTCTACAGTTACCAAAAGATCAAAGCTGACTGTAAGACCTATTACCAGGTCGACGAAGAGAAGCGAATATTCCTTGAGAAGGGCAAGAAACCGACAAGATACAGCTGCAATCAGATTTACTTCTACAATGATTCGGTCGGAGAGAACTGGAATTATATCGTACATCCTCGTACATTCGCGAACATAAAAAACACAGGGATGTTCAAATACGTTCCGGTCGAGAAAGAGATCACAAGGCGGTTCCGCTCGAAGATGTGGGTCATGGACTACTACATAGCAGCCGCAAGATATCCGGACTTCGAGATGATTCTGAAGATGGGACTGACCGAATACGCGAACAGACTGGTTCAGGGATTCCCGACAAACATCAACCCGAGAGGGAAGACGATCGAGAACAGGTTAAGGATATACAAGTCACGGATCCCGGACATGATAAAGGCAAAAGGTGACGGCGAGAGCATATACAAGTTCCAGCTCGAGAGGAGACTCGGACAGCACTGGACGGATGAAGAGCTTGAGATATACAAAGTCCTGAAAAAAAACCACTACGATGACAAATGGACCGTCGCGCTGAAATACACAACCTTAACGAAACTGAAAAACTACATGATCAAACAGCGAATGTGGCCAAACCCTAAGAATACCTGGCAGACATCGAGCGACAAAAGGAACCTCCGGAACGAATATTACGATTATCTGACCATGAGGGCCGAACAGGGGTATGACATGACAAACGAGATCATCCTCTTCCCGAAGGACCTGCGAAGAAGGCACGATGAAATGGTTCTCGAGAGAGAAAAGCTCGAACTGGATAAGCGCAAGAAGGAAGTCCTCGAGAAGTATCCAAAGATCAAGTCGAAGTATCGGAGACTGTCAGAAAAGTATTCGGCAGCAGCGGGCGGATACATGATCAGACCGGCAAAGGATGCGGCTGAGATCGTAACAGAAGGAAGGATCCTTCATCATTGCGTCGGCGGTGATTGCTACTTAAGTAGTCACGACAAAGGAAACAGCTTCATCCTGTTCTTGAGACCAGTCAAAGAAAAGGACATACCGTTCATCACGGTCGAGATCAGAAGAGAGACGATCATCCAGTGGTACGGAGCTTATGACAAGAAGCCGAATCAGAAGCTCATAGATGCCTGGCTCAAAACCTACACGAAAGAGCTTAAGAAGCGCAAAGAGCCTGTAAAGACAAAGGCCAAAGACAAAGACAGGAGAACAGCATGACGGAAGTATACGGGAATTTCAAAAGCGGAGCCATTGAAAACTGTCCATTCTGTGGGAATCCGGCGGCGATCAAGAACACTTACGAAGAAATTCTTGATGCCACAATATCAACCGTCGTCTGTCCGAAATGCGGAGCGAGAGGCCCGTACAGAAGAACAGAAGGCTACATCAAGGAATACAGCACAGATTTAAGCATAGCGGAAATAGGCGCGATCATGGCGTGGAACAGGAGGGAACATGAACGACTTGAAGATATTCGATAGCCCGGAGTTTGGAGAAGTCAGAACGATGGAAATTGACGGGAAAGCGTATTTTGTAGCGAATGATGTAGCACGAGCGCTCGGATACGGCTATCCGAAAGATGCGATATCAAGACATTGTAAGGGGGCGATGACTCAACGCTACCTTACGAGGGGAGGAGTACAGGAAGTAAAAGTGATTCCCGAAGGAGATATCTATCGCCTGGTTATCAGATCAAACCTTGAAGGCGCGGAGCGTTTCGAAAGTTGGATATTCGATGAAGTTATTCCGTCGATACGTGAGACCGGAGGGTATCAACTTCCTCAGACATACGCAGAAGCCCTCAGAGCTCTGGCAGATAAAGCGGAACAGAATGAAAAACTCACAGCAAGGATCGAGACCATGAGACCGAAAGAGATATTCGCAGATGCAGTCGCGGCATCCAAGACCTCAATCTTGATCGGGGAACTGGCCAAGCTCATAACGCAGAACGGATACGAGATCGGACAGACAAGATTATTCACATGGCTGAGAGAACACGGCTATCTGATGAAGACGGGGACATCAAAGAACATGCCGATGCAACGGTACGTACAGCAGGGATTATTCGAGATCAAGGAAAGCAGCGTACAGAATCCGGACGGCTCGGTGAGGATCACCAAGACCACGAAGGTAACCGGCAAAGGACAGCAATATTTCATCAACAAGTTCCTGGGAGGGATAGCATGAAGAGAAGATACATAACAGCTGATGAAGCGATCGACCTGCTTCCGGAAAAAGAATACATACACACATTCTATAACATTCCACCCGTGCTCTGCGGCGCGGACTGGGATAAGCAGGAAATAATCGACAAGCTGAAAGCTGCTGACAAAATAGAGATCGCCGGAGAAACGGCGAGAAACATGGATCACGGCCTTGCAGTCTATAACAACGATACAAAAATGCAGTCAGAGATCCTATTCGTAGAAACCGATCCCGACAAGCTGAATGCATTCGATGTAGATAAGGCAGAAAGTGAGGTAAACAATGGCTGAAATTAACATTGAGAAAATGGCACAGAATGTTGTTCAAATAGTCATACAAGAATTAAGGGATAACGGAGTATTTGTCAGCAGGTGGATTCCGGTTAGTGAGAGGTTGCCCGAAGAAAATAAGACTGTGATAGCCTCCACAGAGTATGGAGTTTATCCTGAAACAAAGTATACAAAAGAATATGGTTGGGAATGGGCTTATGAATCTGGTGCAGACTATTGGAGAGAACTTGAATATGTAACGGCATGGATGCCACTACCAAAACGGTATGAGCCACAGAAAAGGAGCGATAAGGAATGAAAATAATATGGCGAAAAGTAAAGATCAAACTACTACAAGATTTGGATATATCCGGCAAAGTCCAAGCGAACAAAGGCGAAATAAGAGAAGCACAGATATTCGATGGTTATTGCTACATCGATTTTGGAGAGCTGGGAATAGCAAAAGCTCCGCTTGCAGATATGGCAGGAAACTTTGAAATCATAGAAGGAGGAACAGAATGAACGAAAATGACTATATAGCAGAATATGTGCGGGAAAAATACCCGACAATACTCGGCCTGGATTTTGCATTTTGGAAGTTTAAGCAATTTATGGTTCAGGCAGCAAGAGACATTATAAACGTATCCAGGCAGATACCGCCGGAAGAGATCAGAAAAGCAATGCAAGAAAGCGAGGTAGAAGAATGACACAGCCCAAATTGAAACCCTGTCCGTTCTGCGGCGAAACACCGTTGCTATATCTTCACATGGGATATTACAGAGTGGAATGTCAGAACAAGGAATGTCCCAGATTGACGGCAAGTGCAAATAAAAATGACATAGTAAACGCGTGGAATACAAGACTAAAGCCTAAAAAAGCAGACGAACCATGCGGGGAAGGAGAATAAACGATGAACGAAGTAACGGTAGAAAATGTCAAAACGTTCGAGGATCTTAAGAGCCAGCTTAATATCGAACTAAACAAAGCGGCGATCAGCTTCGTCCGGATCGGATATCTCCTAAAGACAGCCCGGGACACGGACATACTGAAAGACACGGAATATAACGACGTGAACGAGTTCGCTGCAAAGGAATTCGGACTCGACAAGAGCCAGGTTTCGAGATTTATGAGAATCAATGACAGATTCTCAATCAGCGGATATTCCGAGCAACTAAAGGTCGAATATGAGGGATACGGATCCGCGAAGCTCTCTCTCATGCTCACACTCCCGGATGAGATCAACGAAGAACTATCTCCGGAATATTCAAAAAGCGATATTCAGGCCATCAAAGAAGAGTACGAAGAAGAGCAAAAGATCACTCCGCTCGAGGTTATGGCTGAAGAGAGACCTGAAGACGAACCGGATGAATTCATAGCCCTGGTCACGAAGCAGCTGAACGATGAACATCCTGAATCGATCAATAATATTCACCGGGGCATAAATCTCGGCATAGATATCGATGAAGAAGACGTGAAGGATGCTTATATGCCGACCGGAGACTGTACATACAACATCCGCATCGCCGGACAAGGCCGGTTCATGGTGAACTGCAAGAGCGATCAGATCACGATCGTCAACATGAGGGATCCGGCAAACAAATCGACACTCTCCTGGCCGGAATTCACGAAAGCCACGCTTGAAGATGCAAAAACAAGAGACTTTTCAACAAAAAAAGATGTGGAGAAGCCGAAAGAAAAGCCGAAAAAGGTCGAGAAGTCGAAACCGAAGAAAGAAGCTCCTCCGAAGAAAGCCAGGGAAGAGGTCGAAAAGGTTGAGGGCGAAGTTGTGGAAGAGCAGGCATCAAGCTCACCTGAAGACGAAGAAGAGGTTGATGAAGGAAGCATAGATGATAAGCGATTCGATCAACAGATATTGCACATGCTCGGCAAGATCACTCTCGAAATTAAAGAAACTCCGAAAACAAACTGGGGCTGGGTAAAGGATCATCTTCAGGAAATAATCAGAGAGATCAATCTTCGGGCATGACAAGGAGGCAGCATGAAGATACATGAACTGAAGATAACGCCGGAATACTTCGAGGCGGTACGAACACGCAGGAAACAATTCGAGCTCCGGAAAGACGATCGAGGATATGAGGTCGGAGATCTTGTCAGACTGAAGGAATATGAAAACGGAGATTACACCGGTCGGGAGATCGGGCTCTACATCATAATATACATCCTTCGCAACTGTCCGGAATATGGACTACAAGAAGGTTACTGCATATTAGGATTTTAAGGAGGCAGAGAATGAACAGAAACAGAAACCTGAAGATTGATTTCCGGATCAACGGAAAGCACGATCATTACATCGAACCGAAACACGGAAAGACGATTTTGTTAAGAGCAACAAAATCGAAAAAAAGATATTCAAAGAAGACAGGAGGAGACAAATGAAAACAGCAACAGGGACATGTAAATTCTGTGGACAGACAGCGGCTATCGAAGTGCCGGAAAGCTTTACACAGGAGATGGTTGACGAAGAGGTAGTCAAATACTATTGCAAATGTTCGGAATCACAGGCATTCGCAAAACAGCAGGAAATGATCGCAAATGCAGAAGGAGCGATCAAAAGGCTGTTCGAGGATAAAGAAGAACTATCAGCGCTTAAGAACAGACTTCTCAGCCAAGTTGAAGGGATAGCCAGAGGCGAGATCAGCTCTGCAAAGTTCTCAAAAAACAGTTACACAGCCGAGATCAAGCCCGGAAAAGACAGTATCAAGGCAACCCTGAAGCACACGGAAGTCGATATGGTTGAATCATAAGGGAGGAGAACGCATGAACGACAAAACAAAGCGCGATTCTGAGACCGATACAAAAAAAGTTGACTGGACAGACGTTCCAACACCGGAACCGCTGACCGAACGCGAAAGAGAAGCAAGAATCTATGAACTGGCCAGGAAGCTGAGAGTCAAGATCTTGTGACGGAGGCAGGGAGTATGAATGCAAAGGAACTCACAAATGAAGAGCTCGCTCTCGCCCTTCGAACAATGAAGACAACAGGCATCAGCCCGGGCCGAACCGAAAAAGAATATCTCGAAGAAGCTGCAGACAGACTCGAGAATGTCGAGAAGCTGATCAGAGTTGCGAGAAGGCCGGGCAGATCCGGCGGCGATGTGATAAAGAGGATGTATTTTTCAGGAGGATGAATAATGAAAATAACAATAAAACTGGACACGGGGAGCGACATCGTGCCGATAAGACCAAGCACAAAGATGCTCATATGGACAGAGATACTGAGTGCCTTGAACAGAATCCAGTCGGCACTCGAGCTCCAACAAGAACCATCGAAAGAAGCACGGGCGACTCTTGAGACGGTAAAAGAGATCATCAAAGAACCTGTTGCACCGGTGCAACAGAAAAAGCCAAAGACCAAAAAGCAGGAATCAGAGAATATAAAGCCTGATCACGAGAAAAAATCACAAAAAAGTGAGATAAAATCACTCGATTCCGAAATCAAAAAGAAATGGACTCCGAAGCAAAAGGAGGACATCAAGGCGATCAAAGAAGCATACAAGAAACAAAAACAAGAGCAGGAGAAGCTCAAAGGCGGCGGAAAGAATAACAAGAGGGATGATATCGACAACAGTCTTATTGTCTACATGAGAGACGAACAGCATATGACGATCGCAGCCATCGCCAAAGAACTGAGATGCGCGCAGCAAACAGTTCTGAACAGATATAACCAGGAGAAAAGAGATCGGGCCGAGGGAGAGATATGACAGCAAAAGAATACTTGCAGCAGATTCACATGATCGATGTCAAGATCGGGCAGAGAATAACGCAGCTGGATCACATGAGACACAGAGTCAGCACGATCGGATCCTTCGATTACTCGAGAGACAGGGTACAGACATCCGCAACCTCCGGGAATAAACAGATCGAGGACCTGGTTGATTTCGAAAGATCTATAACAGCTATGATCAAGCATGAGCAGAAGGTAAAAGATAAGATCATCACCGAAATACAACAACTCAAGGATCCGCTGCACGTCGAGATCCTGTTCAGGCGGTATGTTGAGTGGACATCATTTGAGAAGATTGCGTGCGACATGGGATATGCGTATAATTATGTTTGTACATTGCATGGAGAAGCATTAAAGGAGTTTGATAGAGTGATAGGAGAAGCAGAATGGGAAGATTTAAACTTAAAGAAGAAGACTTTGAAACTGAATACAGAGTAAAACCCGAAATAGTAAAAATAGGTGATGAAGTTAATGATAACTACGGTGCAGATATTGGCGTAGTTACTGATAACGATATTCGAGCATTACAAGAAGGTAAGTGTTGTATTTTGATATAAACAGCGGCGAGTATTGCATTATTATACGCAAAGAAGCAACGGAAGAATAATTGCGTACTAGAAAAGTTACGTACTAATTTTTTTACAGATGATTCTATGTTCCGAATGCGACAAGGAATATGACACATATTCAAGTCAATTAATTAACTATTGTCCTAACTGTGGTGCAAAGATGGAATCATAACAAAGTTCTTAACTTTTCTTAAGATTTTTTTGAATTATTATATTATAGTGCTATTGGAGAGCTGTACGGAGAGATCCGTCCGGCTCTTCTGCATTTTCTGCCGAGCGCGGCCGGGCAACTGGCCGCTTAAGCAGAAGGAGGCAAGCATGGCGAAAGATTTCGCAAGATCGTTTTACAAGTCGAAAGCATGGCTCAAATGCAGGGATGCCTACATAAGGCAACGAATAGGCATAGATGGCGGCATGTGCGAGGAGTGCAAAGACAACCTCGGCTATATAGTGCATCACAAAGAGCCGCTGACAGAGCTCACGATAAACGATCCGGAAATCACGCTCAACACAGACAACCTCGAATACGTGTGCAAAAAGTGCCATGACAAATTTGACGGTCACGGCTTCAAGCACAATCACAAATTGAAACCGCTCGTTGAGTTCGACGCGACCGGGATGCCTGTGCGCATGCGCGCGCGTACGTAGGAGAGCGGAACGCTAGTCCCCCTTGGCGAAGGAAACGCTTTACTCCCGAGGGAC